TATATAGAGTTTCTTGTGAGTCGAGTTTTTTTTGATCCCCACCAAGAACAAATTTGTTAATCCCTTTTGAAAGAAGACTACCAATCGCACTGTCGCTGCTAAAAGTGTTGTTGTTGGTTCTATAGTGCCGGTCAGCGCCCGCTATGGCTTTTGTACGATCTATCTGCTCATTTATGGCTTGTTGTTTAAGACTGTAATCGGGTATGGAATAAGCCTGTTGGCGAGCGGATAGGCTTGCTTGAGCTGCTTCTTGCTCTGGCGTTAGGTCTGGCTTTTGATATGCTAACGGGTTTAATACCCCGGAGCCACCGCCTATTTTTTGGTTTAACTCAGCTTGTGTTGCTTCAAGCGACGCTATTTGAGCGTCCCGCTGATCTTTTTCGTCTTGTGTTAAAGGCATTCTTAACCCCCCTACTAAGTCGTTTTCTTGCCAAAACTAAAGCTACCAGCTAAAGCGTTTATTGGCCCCATGCTAGTAGCGCGTTCTGCTGCGTTGTTTGCGCCTTCCATCTGGGCTGCGCCTAGCATATCTGGCCCGCCAACATACCCCGCCGTATTGTACGGAGTCATTTGAGGCATTCCAACTTGCTGCCCGTTTTGCGCTGCGTTCATCAGGTTAAGTGAGCTTGTCTCTATGCCGCGCTGTTCATCAATAGCCCGTTGTCGGAGCGTGTTCTGAAACTCTGCTGCCCGCATGTTCTGATTAAACCCTTGGTTACCAAGGCTCATTTGCTCTTGAACTTGTTGCGCCCGTTGGCCGTCGTAGAAACCTGCTCTGCCAAGTTGTTCTTGATTCATCTGGCCGCGTTGGCCGTCGTAGAAGCCTGCTCTAGCAAGCTGTTCTTCATTTTGCCTGCTTCGTTGAGCGTCTAAAAACCCTGCTCTACTGAGTTGTTCTTCATTTTGCTGCCCGCGCAGATCATTCATCCACGACGCCGCGTTTAACTGAGCGTCAAAAGCCCCAGACTGTTCCGCCATCCTAGACGCACGTTGCTGTTCTAAGAATTGCGCTCTTTGACCTTCTTGCCCAAATCTTTGATTGCCTGCGCCTAAGTTAAATTGATCGTTCTGCATACCCCGGCCAAACTCGGCTTGCTGTTCTGCTCTGCCAATACCTACGGCATCAGCGCTTAGCCGGTTTACCTCTTCGCCCTGCTGGTTCCGCAAGTCTGTCATTGCTCTGTCGTAGGCTTCTGATCCGGGTGTTAGCCCTTGGTTTCTAAGCGATACTTCTTGGCTTTCTAGGTTTTGTGCTTGTCTGGGCGAGACTAAGCTCATTTGCCTGTCAAAAGCCTGTTGTGCAAATTGAGGATCGTATCCTGCTTGCCCGCCAGCCCCTATCCTATCTTGAATAGCGGCTGCTTGACCGCCGGGGCCTATATCTTGGCCTATCCCGCTAGCGTCTGGGTCAGGCATTTGACCGTAATCAGAAAGCATGCCTAACCGACCCTGATTTTGTAGCCTGCTTAATTGACCATACTGCCCAAGCTGATCTAATTGACCATACTGCCCAAAACCATTTCCGTAAGTAGGTACGTTAGGGGTTCCTGCAACTTCAGGTAAGTTATTGTAGTAGTCATCAGGGCGCTCCATGTCTTGCCACATGCGGTCAGTTAGCGCGTCCCCCGCTAACTGTCGCTGGAACTGTTGATTTTCTTGAGCGTCAAAAATAGCTTGCTGGTTAGGGGTAAACCGTATTTCCCGCCCGTAACCGGGCTGGCCTTGCGTCCCATGCCAAATCTCCTCACCAATAGGATTTATTTGGTTGACGCGGTTTAGCTTAGTCTGCTCCCGCAGATTTGCTAAATTGCCAGCGGCAGTTTCTTGCGCTGCTGCCCTGTAATCAGGCGCTTTGTCTCTCTTGAATATTCCCATGCTCAATCCACCTGCAATTGTCTTTTTTCATAACCGAAATAACAGCGTCAATTCCGTCGTCGTATACGTCCGGCACTCTGTATAGCTCTTTCATGCCTATGTGGGATGAAAACTTTAATACTTCTTTATTATCGGAAGGCATCATACCCACAGCTATTTTTCTTCCTGATTCGTCCCCAAAAACAAACCCAAAAACTTCTTGTAAAAACCCATGTCTAATTACTAGGGGGCTGCCTATCCACATGTGTATCTGAACGCTGTTTGTCGTCCATGAGTCCATTAAACTTATAGCTAATGGCCCCTTTTTAGGGTCTAAAGCCGTTATCCCTCTGGTGTCTTCACACATTCTAGGCACCGCTTTTTCGGGTATGTACCGTATATGGGCTTGTTCTGTCGGCACAAATATTACATCCATCCGCCAGCATCCGCTATTACGTCAAACGCAACTAATATAGTACGAGAAACCGAAGTTCCTCGCAGTGCTATCGCTATATTACGCCCCATGCCTCTAGCGCCGCGCACGTTATCTAGGCGCTCTAAAGTACCGCCCCATATGGAATCATCCCATTTAGTTATGTCCCACAGCCCTACTTGTTGTACGGGGAGGGGCGGAGCCGCGCCTTCTTCTCTTATGTCAAAGTCATACCTAGCGGCTACACTAAATGAGGGTATGGCGTCGGTTATGAACTGCGGCCTTATATACTGGCAGCGTTTAAACCTAGCTGGTTCGCCCATGTTTTGATACGAAGTAAGAATAGACCACTCAATCGCGGCTGGAGGGCCGTCTACTACTTTGTCTATCCATACGTTATCTTTTTCGCCGCGTTTTATTGCTATGCTGTTGCGGTCGCCTAGCGTAAAAAACGTCTTTCCGCGCCAGTTTACAGTGTGGGATTTATCTAACCCTCGCTCCATAGACCATGCTTGGTTACCAAAATACTGAACAAACGAAACATTTCCTCGCGTTACATCTTGAGGGGTGTCTATGTGCAATTGAGCGTCTTCTGGGTGTACAACTACTTGCCAGCCAAGTTCTTCTCGATACTCTGTCATTACTTGGCGTATAAACGGGCTTATTTTAGCGGTTAAGTAAGTGTTAGGGTCGTTTGTGCTAGAGCCGTTTAACAATTGAGATATAGGAAGCAATCCATAGATAGACAGTATGTAAACTTCACCACCAAACTCTACGCCGAAGCGATTACCTTTAGGCACTCCCCCTATGAACCACGAACCCGTTAAAGAAAAAGTAGTCGCGTTGTCTGGGTCTGTTCCTTGATAGACGACTATGTCGCCTGCGGCAGAAACGGCTACTAAAAGGTCGTCTATGCCAAGGCCCCCATCTAGCGACCAGTTGTACATCATCCGTAAAGCGCCGCCCTGCCTAAATTGGCTACCAAAGTTAAACTTTGTTGCAGCGCCATACAGTGTGGCTACATCTAAGTACCAGCCATTAGAAGAGTCTTTCTGCACAAACCAGACTCTATTTTTCCATATCATTACAAAGTCAAAAAGAGCGGGGTTTACGCCTGCAATTTGTCCTGCGCCTGCACCTTGAGTTATCGCCGCCCAAGTGTTTGTCGTTTGCGTATAAACGTGGTATCCGTTTACGCTGTCACAAAGCAGCACAAACATATCGTCGCCGTCGTTTGTAAAGACTTGATAAGAACAGTACCCTGCCTCGCCACCTGTAGTGGCCCAAGTCAATACTTGCGTAGGAGTAGTTGTTCCTTCAGTCGTGCAGTCCCATATACCAGCATCGTTTGCAATAAAGAGCTTATCGTCTGCGTCTAAATGGCCTTCAAACGGTATAGCTGTCTTAGCTGTGCCGCCTGTCCAACCGTTTGCCCATTCTTCAAAACCTTTGCGTACTACCATACCTAAGTCTTGAGAAATTAGATTATAGGTGTAGACGCATTCAGCGGGGCTTTGCAGCGCTAGCGAAGTAACTACATTTATACCCTCCATAGAAGCGGGAATAGTAGTAGCTTGAGAGTTTTGTTGCTGCCCTCGCCTTATCTGCGGGATAGGCACTTATACCGCTCGACCGTAATTTGTATCGGGGGTGTTGTAAAAACCGTTTAGGTAGTTGTAGCCCCTCATAGCGCGTCCAGCGTTCAATATAGGCGCAGAGTTGTCTCTTCCCGACCAAGAATTAAACGACATCCAGAAACTGTCTTGAGCTTTTTGAGAGTCAAACCCTTTAGCTTCTAAGTATTTAGCTTTTAATAACCGTTGTATCAAGTGAGGAGGGAACAAAGGTATGTCTGCGGCCTCTTCTATCTGATCCGTATACTCAATGGGCAATACGCCCGCTTTTTGTATGAGGTTTAGAGATATGTACTCAAACGTGATATGCAAATCCGCAGGCATAGGCGTTTGGGGGAATATCCATAATTGGTTTTCGTTTAAACGAAACGAAGCGTAAATAGTTGAGCCAACTAAATCGCGGCCTCTTAAATACGTCCAATCTTGAGGAGACAACGGCCCTACAAGGGGTACGTTATTGTTTTGATCCCACCCGGTTTGCGGAATCATGTACGCAAAGTCAGAGGGAAGCGCTAGTTTACCTACTTCCCCCTGAACTGTCGTATAAGAGAACGAGCGAGTGAGTATTTGCCAAGGAAAAAGCTCAAGTAACTCTTTTAAACTGCTTTGTAACAAGTAACGTAGCTGTTCAAAAGCGACATCAGGGGTAGAAAATACATTTGAAGCCGGGGTTAACCCTACTTCTACGGCCACCTGATTTATTATGTCATTTACTGTGCTTAGCCTGTTAATAGCCACTGCTTAGCCTCACTCCGCTACATCGCGGGTTTTCTTTTTGCTGGGTTTTGCTAATAACTCTTCAAGCTGCTGCTGCATTACTTCAATTTTGTTGTCCCGTTCTGCAAGTTCCGCGTTTAAACGAAGCATAGGGGCACCATCTTTTGTGTTTTGCAGCCACTCATTAGCTTTCTTTTTCTTGTCTTGCATTCCCATAAACTGAGAGGCTTTAACGTCGGCCAACCCAGCTAGGTTTTCTACAGTCCGTATCCCAAAGTATTCCATTTCTTTTATTTCAGAAGCAGTCATTAAAGGCCACTCCGCTAACGGAGTTCCTTCTATCGGCTGCTCCCTATTAGCTTGAAATGCTTGGTATTCTCCAGCAAATCTCATGTTGTCGTCTTTCGGGTGTACCCCTACTCTGACAGGTCGCCGGACAACTGAATCTTTGTCTCCGGGCACCATTATCATGACGTAAGGAGTGTCATTAAATATGGGCCGGCCTTCTTCAATTGTTCTTAGCGTGTCTTGCAACGGGTGCATGTAAAACTGTACGTGCAGCCCATGAGTAGCTTGTTGAGGTGCAGGCATTTGGTTATTTGCCATGCTGTATGCGCTTGCGTCTAACGCTTCTAGTTCACTCATCTTCTTTACTTCCTTCTGTGGTTATAGGTATAACTTGGATCAGTAAAGTATGGCACTCCTTGAGCTACAAGGAGTGTTATAACTTAAAATTAAGGTTTAAGGCGGCACTACGGCAGTCCAGCCCGCAGATAAAGTAGATAGCGTTGCTTCTCCAGTAACAGTCCAAGAACCGTCGCCGTTTGCACTTGGTGTGACTGCATCAATAGGTTGGGCTACGCCGCTAAACTGCTGAGAGTCTTGCGGAGTTCTACCCGCACCCGCTTGGTCTAACAACGTAAACTGGTCAGCCGTACCTATTACCGCTCCGCCACCTACGTTTATGCCTATGCCCGGAGCGTTACTAGCTCCGCCATTCATCCCCGTTGAAAAAGAAGCGTTCGGTAACTCACTCATTCTAATAGCAATGGCAATGTCGTCTACATACGAAGTTGGTACATTCATATTTCTCTCCTGAAAAAAGGGGGCTTTACGCCCCCTATCCGTTACGCGCTAATCAAACGACCTTGATACCTACTACCGGAAGACGTTAAGTTTCCTGCCCACGCAAGAGTCTGAACTTCAGCGTCTTGGTTAGTGGCATATCGCTTATTAGGACTCAAAGGAACCATGTTACGGTTTCTATGAGGTCTGTAATGGATATAGTCACAGTTCAAGAAGTATGTAGTACCCGCTGCGGCGTTTCCGCCGATGCCGCCGTCTAGACAAACGTCAGTACCTTGGAACTTCAGAGTTGGGAAGCCAAGATCGCCTACTTCAGCCTGATGAAAGCGCTGTTGAGCTTGTAGGCTAGCAACATAAATTTCCCACGATGTGTTATCCATGACAATCAAGTCAGGCATGTCTTTACCGCGCACTAACTGCGCCCATACAGAGTTCATTTTCTCTTGTATGTTTGCTGCTGTTAGTACAACGCCGGTCGATGCAACAGAACGCCAGAAAGTCCACGTTGCCCGATCAATACCGCCGTATGTCCCGGTAGTTGGATCGACCGGCACTGCTAGGTCAAGACCAGTGATCTCTTTACCGCCATTGGCTGTGCCATCAGAGTAAAGACCTTCACAGATCAAGTTAGATAGTGTTGATTCAGCTACTGACATACGCGCTTCTAGCAAATCAATTATTTTTTCACGACCGCTGTTCTGGAGCATTTCCAGACCAGAGATAACGACAGGCACTGCGGCCTGCTTAATTTCAAACTCTGCTGCACTTAATACGTCAGAAACACCAACGGGCAACAGGTCATAACCTGAATACCAGCCTGCGTTACTGTTTTCCGCAAAAGAAAGCTCTTGCAAGATTTTTGATCCGCCAGAAAAAGGCTTAATTTTTCCTTTAAGTGACAGCTTTTTAAGAAGTACGTTGTTGTCCGTCACGTTATCCGCAATCTTTTTGGTGCGGGACATGATGGTAGTGGCGACAATGTCGCTAATATTTGGAAAAGCCATTAGGCAATCCTCCGTTAATTAGAATTTAAGATAACTGTTTTCTTAGCCTGCTTAACGTCGCCTATGGCGTGGCGCTTTGCGTAGCTTTTCTAATTACTTCGGTCTGCCTCGCCTGCACAAATGGCCCAGAAGGTTTTGTGGATCGTGGGGCTTCATTAGTAATTTACCCTGAGATTGTATTCTGCGCTAACAATAAGCGCAAGCTATCAATACACCCAGAGAACTGAAGGAGTTTCCCGATCATCTACGTGGATGAAAGTTTTTGCCACCCCTACACCTTTAAACCCCATTTCTTGAGCGTTCTTTACCAGTGTATAGGCTTGAGAAGAGCTACTGTACCGTATGTCTGCGGCTACCCCCTTGGTATGGGTTCCGGGCTTTTTTTTCTTAGCTTCAATGCTGTGTGTAGAGTCGCGGTAACCGCTAGTAATAATAAAAGGAAACCCGCATATTTCTCTTAACTCGTCTAAACGGAGCAGAAAATTGTCATCCATTTCGTTATTTCCTGTCTGCTGGCAGTCAAAATCAGACCTTTTAAAATACTTTAGATTTGTCATTTTTCGCGGCTCACTTTCTTTATCTTTTCTGCGCTCCGCATAACGCCTAGACCTAGCATGCCCATTAGCACTGTCGTCAACAAAGAGCTATCGACGGGGGGCACAATAAACCAAATGCTTAATATAGGAGACAGTATCGTAGAATAGACAAGCGCAAAACAACACGACCAACCAACAGCCGGCCTCCACCCTGCCACAAACAAAGACTTAGAAGCCGCTTCTACTTTGTTTACTTCTAGCTGCCCTTTGGCTAAATCTTGTGCGTGGCGCTCAGACATTGTGGCTATTTGGTGAGCCAGAGCGTTTTTCTGGTCTTTGTCTTCAATAAACTTGTCTAGAAGACCAGCTACAGGGCCGATAAGTGACTCAAGCATTATTTGTTCCTATAAAAGAATATCGCGGCAAACATAACCGCCATGAAAAATGCCCAGCTAAAGACTGCTGTAGCAACCGCAGCAAACAGTTTTTTTCTTTCCCTTCGGCGTATCTTGATAGCTCTTAACTCTTTCTCATGAGCATACTTTGATTCTGCAATTCTAGCCTTGATAGAAGCGTACAAGTCCCCTTGGCCCTGCATCAAACAAATGTCTTGAAGCGACCTATCAAAATTTGAAAGCTGCCGTTTGGCCCCTTCTAGCGCAATTGCATCACGGTAGGACAATACGCCATCCTTTTTTCTTTCTACGTCTTGGATCTTCTCAGTAGCGTCAGCCCAGCTTCCGCAAATGCTTTCCAAGTTATTACCAGTTTCTTTGACGGTTTTTATTCCGTCGTTTAGCATTTTTAAAGCGCTTAATACGGCTACTACTTCACCAATCATCAGTCTTGGAACTCTGAGTCTTCTGGCACCCACTTTGGAACGCAGTGAGCTTTGACTGGGCTTCCATAGCGCAGGCTATCTTTTGGGGAGCGCAACCCGTATTGGAATATACGAGCATACGTCCAGCATTTATAAGCGCTTCTGAACACCATGTCCTGCTCTTGGCCGTAGCTATTTTGGCCTACGGCTACCACTAATATAAAGGCTAAAACCATTTACAATTTTATTGTCCCCCAAATGCCTGCTCTAGCGCACTTCGCATGTCTGTAGGCTCTGGGGAACTAGCTTGAGATGCCCCGGCTCTGGGGATAGAAACTGTAGCATTTTGCTTTTGTTGTATGGCTTGATTGTTTTGGGCTGCGGCTTGACCCCCCTGCCGTTGCTGTAATACTTGCTGTATGTCTGGTCTTAACATTAAGGCTTTATCGTAAGCCTGCTGGTAATTCATAGACTCATTACGGTTAGCTGCTAAACTCATCATGTCAGACATATCGCCAAGCAAATCTCCTGCAAACTCATTTGAACTCATAAAAGTTTGCAAATTTTGTTGCTCTGTTTGGTACTGAGCTTGCTGATTACTGGTTTGCTGAGCTTGCTGATTCTGCATAAACTGCTGTACAGGAGCTAATTGTTCACTTAGGTAGTTTTTAAGGCTAGCTTCTGGCTCGTTAGCTGCTGCGTTAGAGTTATTATTGATCCGACCAGACAGCGCAGTATCCAGCGTAGCTACGTCAATCCCGTACTGTTCTATAATATTAGCTACTGTTTCAGCTTTGCTTTGGGTAGTACCTTGCATAAGTTCAGCCGCTGTACCCATAACTTCTTTTACGGCGTCCAGCGGAGCCACATTTGCTGACCTAATCATGCTATCGAAAGGAGCCATGCTGTTTACAAACTCAGTGTAAAAGTGCTTAGACTCCGCAGACTGATTCATTACGTTTTGTATTTCGCTTTCTCGTTTTTGAACTTGCGCTTGCACCGCAGGGTCTAAATTGCCCCAGTGTTCCCGCTCTGTTACCCCCCAACTTTGAGGAGGTTTTGCTCCCTGACTGTTTACTTCTTCTGCCGCTACGTCAGTTTGAGGCTGGCCCGGTTCCTCAGTAGGTTTTGAGACTGCCGGAATTTGAGGTTCTACACCCGGAAGGTCTAGCTGCTCTGGTTCTGCGTCCTCATGCACTGCGAATGCTTCTGCTAGGTCTGAACCCATGTCGGTATCTTCTGACGGTGGTATGTCTGCAAAAATATCTGGGGTAAAATCGTCGTCGTTGTTAGCCATTATTAATACTCTCTGTGGTATCCGCTTGATGAAGCCCGTTCTATGGCGTTGCGTATTTCCGCCACTCGCTCCTTTCTAGTTCCGCCTGCCTTAATATTACCGGCGCGGGCCATTTCTCTTGATGTTTTTTCTTTTAGTGAATCTAAATCGTTTGTAACTCCGTGGCGGCGGTTGTGTTCTACCAAAACCGGGCGGCTAGATATGATAGTTCCATCAATAGGACTAACAAAAGCGTCCACATCCATATGAATTGCAGCCGATCTATCCATAGCTCTTTTTGGCTTTTCAACCCAGCCTTTCTTGGTTCCTTCTCCCACCTCATCAAATTCTACAAACCTCCAGACGTATGCAGTCATTTATCCTCCTCTTTCGTTATAGATAATCTAGTTCTGGCCTCCTCAACTCGGATTGCCTCGTTAGCTTTATGCGTTTCTCGAATTAGAAACTGCTCTGTCTCAAAGCGCTCTTCAGTTGTGTTTGCTTCAAGCTGGGCTTGCTCTTTATTCATGTCTTGCTGTATATCTGCCTGTTTTTCTTGAATCTTAGCTTGTAACTCGGCTTGTATACGCTGCATATCTATCTGAAGACCTTGCTGCTCTAGTTGCATAGCGCCTTGATTTTTAGCCTGTTCAAGCTCCATTTGCGCTTGAGCTTTGCCTTGGTCTAGCTGCATTTGCATTTCCAGTTTTTGTACCTCTGGATCAGGCTGCTCTTCTTCTGGCTGTTGCTCTTGCTGAGCCATTTGGTCAATAGCTCTGTCTATAACGCCTTCTATGTCTTGAGAGCCTTTAAATCCAGCTAGGCCCCACTTCAGCATTTCCATTAGCATAGGCGCTGCTGCGGGTTCTTGTTCCATTATAGGCCCGCTAGACTGCAAGAACTGGGAGACAGCCAAAAGGTACTCAGTTCGTTCTTGTTTTAGCGCCGCAAAATCAACCATTGCTACTGACTCTGGCCTTACCTTGACGCGCCATATTAGCTCGTCGCCGTTCTTGATAAGTGCGATAGCCGCCTGTATTAGCTCTTGGTCTTGCCCGTCTGGAGTGTTGAGGATATTACTTTGTTTAACAATCTGTTCTGGAGAAAAATGCTTAGATATGATCTCTGCCCGTAGGCGTATCAAATCTGTTGCGTAAGTGGAAAACTCATCTTGTAAGGCTGATATCCTAACTGATGAAAACCGCGCTTCTAGCGCCCTCTCTGTGGCGCTGACAGGGCCTCCTGCGCTAGCTGCTGCGCCTCGCATGATATCCGACATACCAGAAACCTCAAATAACTGAGATTTACAGTCGTTTCGTCTAGCGATTAATTGATTTAAAACCCCGGCTATAGTTTCTATTGGCAACCAATCTATGACGCCCTGCATGCCCCCGTTTTCGCTGAACACCGCCCAGTTATCCACAGGAATCAAATCATTCTCTACGCCTTCTACCAACATGCGTTTGACGCCGTCAATAGCAGAGTTATACACACCCACAGCCTTAACAGCTTGAGTCAGCATAGCAATTCGCGTTTCTAGGTTATCTATCTCGTTGTAAAGGTCTTGCGCCATCGTAAAATCAGGGATGGGCATGTACGCAGAAGTAGTTAAGTTTGACGCCATTGGGCGCGGGACAGGGAAGAATCCTGTCAAGTCAAAAGGATCGGGTTTAGTATCTAGCAATTTAGGGTAGTCAGCGCAGTACCAAACAACTTGTTTCTTATCTTTATCCCAAATTTCCCAAACTTCACCGCGTTTAAACGAATCAGAAGACTCTTCTTGCAAAAGCTGGTCTTCAACAATGCGAGTAGTCTTAGTTAGCGGTATAGCGGAACCAATCTTTTCCCCGAACCGCTCTACAAGCTGGTCGCGGGTCATCATTTCTTTAAACCCAAACCAACGTAGCTCAGACCAAGTCCTGCAAGGACTCCAAGCGCAATCGCGCCAGTGTACATAGTCCAAAGGCGCTCGTTCTGAAGTAATAACTTCTTCAGAAAACCCTTCAGCAAGCACTTGACCGTTCATATCTAGCTGCGCGGCTGTTTCTATAACTTCTTTGTCCATTTCGTATCGAACACGCGATACTCCAAGCCCAGTAATAAGCCGGTCTTGTAGATTTAGCTTTAAAGAAGTGGAGTATTGGTCGTCTGGTTTGCCAATGTCTGCTTGCAGCATACGCTGTAGCATCATGGCCGCTACTCTAGCGGCATCATCTGAAAAGTCAGTGTTTCGGCGGTCTAAAGTTATTTCCGGCAGCTTACCAAACATCATTGCTTGAGTAGTCTGGATGTTGGAATAAAACAAGTTTAGCTGGAAGGTAAAGTTCTCAGTATCCGCCCTGTCGCCTCCGGTATACCTGTTTACGACGCGGTTTGCCCGTTTATGCCACCGTTCTTGAGCTTTTAAGCCGGCGTGTAGCTCAATCTCCCAAAACTCTTTTTTATCGTCTGGAGTTTTGTATTCTGTGCGGCTGTCGATTGATCCTTGCGTGTCTGCGGCCATGCTAATGTCTCCGTCTAGCAATCGAGAGAACGGGTGACTTCTCATTCTCTTCAAATAGTTGATTTAGCGTGTATTTCGGCATGTAGTCTATCGGTTCCTTTGGTTTTTGGGTACTAACCCCCGGTGTTCGGGCTACAAGCGCCATATACCGGAACGAATCAGAACCGTTTGAAGCCCAATCGTGCAACGGTTTGTTCTGGTACGCTTTGCTTAGCTCAGAATACTGCCTTTTATAAGCGCGTAAGGCTTCTATTCCTTTGTCAGTTTTTGAATCAAACCTACACATAGGTAACATCAATCTGGCAGCATCTATTCCTTGTTGTACAGTGAGGTAGGGGACAATCTCGCAGTTAAACCCGGCGGTGAGTAGCTGCTCGACCGTCCCCCGGCCTGTTTGAAGCGTTCTTTGCTTGGCATCGTGAGGCAAATACAGTTTTTCAATGGGAAACTGCTTTCCGAAAAGTAGCTGGACGTAAAAATCAAGCGGTTTACCGTGATGCTCTTCATAATCAATAAGATCAACGAAGTTACCGTGATCTTGCCAAAACCACAGCGCTGTAGAGTCACTAAAGCCAAGATCAGCGGAAACATATACGGGTTTGTTTGGCGTGAACATATTTGCAAGATGTGCCCTTCCCTGTTGCTCGCATGTTTGTACATCTTGCGCGTAATAGGTTCCCAGTACAGCCGATGTGAAGTCACATTCAAATTCTTGGTCATACTGGGCTTGCTCCATCTGGTTATTCATTTCTTGTAGGTCTTCTAGCTTTAGAAGCCCTGAATCTGAGGCTTTTAAAGTCATTTGAAACCATGACTTGTCTTTTTTAGCCCTTTCGTTAATTTCGTAAAAGTGATTCTTGCCTTTCGGCGTTCCGATAAACACCGCAAACCCTTGACGGTCAGCTAGCGTAGGGAGTATTACCTCGGCCCACAAACTTGGGCGACAATCACCGTATTCATCAAGAACAACGCCGTCCAGATAAATACCCCGTAAGGCATCTGGGTTATCAGCACCGTATAAGCTAATCCAAGCACCGTTAGGAAGAACAACCCGAAGATCACTCTCCCTAGTCTCCACTGCAAAGTATTTAGTGACTTCTTTGAGATAAGACCACGCAACATCCTTAGCTTGCCTATAAAACGGAGCGATATAGGCGTAACGCGCATTTTTCTTTCCTGTGTATAGAGCGCGGAGTACCAGTTCGTTTACACAAGCCACTGTTTTGCCGGCTCGACGGTGGCAGACAAGACACGCAAACCGTTCTTCCCTTTGATGGAACGGGAGGAATTGTTGACGCGGTTCATAGTCGAGCTTTAGCTCAGTCATTTAATCGAGTGCGCCTCGCGGTAGCAAGTTGTTGTTGATAACGATGATGTCAGGTGCTTTTTTGTCTTCTTTGTAGACACCTTCTATGCGGTTCAACTCCTGCATAGCGGTTAACGCGACTCTGTCGTCTTCTCCAAAGTTATCTAGCACCATCTGCCCAATCATATGCTTGCGGATTTGTAGCGATAGCCCGTCATGGTGCTGATCTAGGTGTCTTAGTGTGCGTAGCAGCGCAATTACGTCGTCCCTGTTAAGTATTTGGCTTACAGTGCCAGTTGCGTAGCTTAACTTTTCGGCAATTTCTACGTTTGTTTCGCCTCTAAGGTGCAGCTTTGCTGCTTTTACGTGCTTGGGCGTCATACACGCGGCTTGATCTACTATTACCCGCTTAATAGCTTGCTCTGATTTGACGTAAGGCTGGTTTGACGGGTGATACGGGTCTAGTTCTAGGTCTACAGGCAGCGTAGGAAACGGGCGCGGCGTTTTTGTTTGAGTCTTAGCATTAGTCATTTTGCCATCGTAAGCGACTAGAGAGAAAAACGCAAAAAATTTGAAACGTGCGCTTATAAGCGCTTATTAAAAATCGTACGCAAATGTAGTTGAGGTCATCAAAATCAATTAAGGCTAGACTAAAAGACCCGAGGGGGGCCTTCCAGCTTCCGAGAGCGTTTAAACAGGAAAAGGCTTTGGTTAGTGGGCACTCACTAGCCTACCCAGTTAGCACTAACTAACCCACCCAGTTAGCACTCACTAACTACGTTTAAACAAGGCGGCATTGTGATGCTGACCCGTTTAAACGAGCGAGAGACACCACAAAAAATCATGACCTAGTCATGACCTAGTAATGACCTGTCATGATCTAGTCATGACAAGTCATGACCTAGTCATGACCTAGTCATGACCTAGTCATGACCTAGTCATGACCTAAGCGCTGAGCGAATCAGGCTAGCGATAGCCGAAGGGCCGGTGTAGCCAGATACGATAGACCACATAAAACAGTAAAACGCTGTCTAGGCTCTCTCGTCGTCGCTGTGGTGTTTCCGCTGTTTATCTATTCATTGAGTCAAAAAAAGACCAAACGCATGACGATATAAGGCCCCTATCATCCGCGCTGCTAGCCGTTAGAAATACCTAGACTATGCACCGCGAGTATTTAAAACCTGACTACGTGGTTTTAAACCGCCTTACAATTGATGTTTCGAGCCGCCCCTATTGCCCCTATTGCCCCTATTGC